GCTGTCGGACTTCGTTGAGGTCTTCGGTGATCTCGGAGACCGGGAACTTAGTGTCGTAGATCGAGGCAACGCCGGGCTTGCCGGAGGCGGTGTAGCCTTGGACGTAGGTGATGCCGCCGGGAAGGAGTGAGGCGGGTTGGTTCTTCAGTTGGGCATCAGCAACGAGGGGTGGGTTCACCATCTTATCGATGGCTTGGGCCTTGCGCCGGGATTCGAGTTGGAGTTGCTTCTGGTCGGGCAGGGCATCCATGCCAGGGCTGCGACCGTAAGGGTCGTTGGAGACGAGGTCCCAGCGGCCAGCGATATTGGGGCGTTCAAAGTAACCACGGCGCCGAAGGATGGACTTGGGAGAGATGGCATTGGACTGAGGGCTGGCGCTGCCTCCCCATTCCCAGAAGAGTTCGCGATAGGCGAAGCGTGAGGAGAAGCCAAGGGCGTCAGCGCGGCCATCATCGTTGGGCTCGATGGAATGGGCAATGATGATCTCACGGGAGAGCATCGCAGAGTCACGTTGGCCAGCGGACCATGCACGCTGGACAGGGTCAGAGCAGTTTTCGAAGCCGAACTCGTCGACGGTGGCGGAGATGGTTAGGGTGAATTCGCGGTAGAAGATAGTGGGCCGGTACTTACCATCGATGTCGATGTAGTATTCGCCAGCGCAGGGGTTGATGCAATTGATGACGTTCTCGAAGTCTTCGTAGATCAACTGGGTGGCAGTGCCAAAGATCACGAGGTCGTAGTAGAACTGGGCGATGGAGTTATAGAAGTTGGACTCAGCGAAGATGAGGTAGAGGATGCGTTCGCATTCGGCGAGCCAGAGGGAAACTGGGGAGGTAGTAGTCGAATCCACAGTACCGACACGAAGCTTGAACCATGGTCGCGTAGGTGAGCTTTTCCCACTCACCAAGCCTGAGGCCAAATTGCGAGCACAGATCACACCGGTACTGTCCAGAATATGTTGGTTGATCGGCGAGCCGCGGCTCTGCATATTTGGGGTGATGATCCATCGATATCTCCGTGGGAGGAAGTAGTCGGCCAGTTCGCGCCAATGGGTCCACCAAGAGTAGCGGTTGACCCGGAGGCCCAAGAGGCGGCCGATGGAGTAGCGAAGCGCGGCCTCGTCGACAGAGTTGGAGGAGCGGTCTGCGACTGGGAAGGCCGAGGCGAGTTGTCCGTCAAGAGCCACCTGAGGTCTCCTTCAGTGAACGGTCAAGGTCTTCGGAGCCTGCATCACGCGAGAGTGGAGATTGCATCAATCGGCCTTCAGCATCCATCTGCGCTGCAGCCATTAGGGCCCAGGGCTCATCCGCAGCTGGGAGTTCGATCGGCTTGCGAAAGGGGCTGAAGCCCTGATTGGCGGAGTCGCCACGGCGGATGGGGACGACGGGCATCAAGATGACCTTTGGCCTTTATGCACCTGCGGTGCTCACTGTCCGAGAAGAGACTTCTGTCCTGTGGACTGGGGCGGAGCCGGAACGCCACCAATGAAGCTAGAAGCGCTACCGGCCTGCTGCTTCGGGGGCGGGGTCTTCTGCGGAGCAGCCTGGGGAGGCGGAGCTACTGGCGCAGGAGTTGGGGCTCCACCACTACTAGAGCCGCCACCACTAGTGATAGCAGAGCCTGCGGCGCCAGCAACACCAGCGAGGGCGAGGCCGGTTAGGGTGATGGGATCAACGGAGCAGAGGCCATGGGGTTGGGAATGGTCACGCATTCATTCGCTCCTCAGAATAGGGGTTGTATTCGTAGTTGGCGGATGGGGGTTGGGTGAGATGGGCGAACTCGGACCCAGCGTAGGCGTTGCGCTGGAGTGGGCCGCCAAAGGTCAGCGCAAGGGCATCGAGGGTGTCAAGGTCGAGATCGGGGTTTTCGTCGAGGAGGTCTTCTTTGGAGACGAGTTGGATTTCGTCCTTCTTTGTGAAGGTGTACTTAATGGCGAGCATAGCGGTGCGGAGTTCGGGGATGGAGGGAAGGAGCCCGGTCTTGATCCATTCGCGAAGGGCCCCGTACATCGCTGCGCGCTTGTTGGCGTACTTCTCGCCGGTAGTGTTGGTGGTGGTGCCAGTGATATCGTCCTTGCCACCGAATTGGACTTCCCAGACGAAGAGGCGCTTTTCACGGCATTGGTCGACGACGCCGCCACCGACGCCGCCACCATCGATGAAGATGCCATCGGGGTGGTATTCGGTGAAGCAATCGAAGACTCGATTGGCTAGTTCGGTCGTATTAATCCCGGAGTAGAGCCTGCGCTCAATAGACCGCGCGTCTCGACCTTTACGTGGGAATATGACACTATTGTTTCGACCGAACCGTGCAACGTCGACTCCGATGGCGAGTGGAGTGAAGGCGTCCACAAATACTTCTCGATCCGGTGACATGGCAGCATCGATGTCAGAAGCGCTGAAGAACTCCATCTCACCGTGCCGAGGAAACATACCTTTGACACGGATTCGGAACCAATCAGAGTCTTCGCCATAGATTTTCTCCCAACGGTCGAAGCGGGCCCGGTTGGTGATGGGGACGGTGCGAGAGTCGAGTTGACGAGTGCGCCACATATCTGCGTGGCGGCCACCGTCGAAGCATTCGCGGAAGCGGCCGGAGTTGCGGGTGGGGTTGCCGAAGACGAGCCAGATGATCTGGGTGTCGGAGTCGGTGGTTGCGCCTTCGATGGTTTCCCAGATGATGTCGGCAATGGCGGAGGCTTCGTCGAAGACGATCAAGAGGCGCTTGCCGCGGTTGTGCATGCCCGCGAAGGCCTCAGGATTGGTCTCAGACCACGCGATCATGTCGATGCGCCAAGTCCGTTCACGGGAGGGGTCTTTGGAGACCAGAGAGGTCGCGTTAAGAGTGAAGTGGTCCCGGGTGAACCAACACAGGTTGAACCAACGGCCAAGTTCTGCCCAAGTCTTCGTCTTAAGCTGTGTCTCGGTATTGGCGGTAACAACGCCTCGACAGTCCGGATACGTAGTGAAAGCCCACAGGATGAGCATCGAAACGAGTGCAGATTTGCCAACGCCGTGGCCACTTGCAGTGGCAAGCTGAATGGCTTCGTCAATGGTGAGCAGGCCAAGGCGAATGTCCTCCATGATCTGACGTTGCCAATCGAGTGGGCCATCGAACTTGGCCAGCGGGGTGCCTTCCTGGCCCCAAGGGAATGCACCGAGGGCGAAGCCAAGGGGATCGTCAGCGACGCTGGCCAGCCACTCAAGAAGGTCCGCAGACATCGCGTTTGAAGGGGACGTTGATGCACCTGCGGGTCGGGAAGGCACAGAGCCAAGCGGCGACGAATCCGGATGCCCGACTAAACCATCCGATTGGCGCTCAAGCATCTGTGCCTTCCCTTCTCAGAAGCGCCGGAGGGGCGCCGCAGGGCGGTCGGAGGAAAGGGCAGGTGATCCGCCGCCCTGCGGCGATTGAGGCTGCTTGGGAGGGGCCTCAATCTGGCGCGCTGCGGAAGCTTGGCGCTTGCGGGCCGCTTCGAGGTGCGCAGCGAAGTCCACGTTGACGTTGACGTTCTTGTTGACCTTGCCGTAGCCGGTGCGATCGAGGCCGAGTTCTGCGATTCCGAGGAGGTCGCGGGTGGGGAGGAACTCGTTCTCTTCGAAGGCCTTATCGAGCTTGTCGGAGATCATGGCCTGGGCCTTGAGGGCATTCGTGCGCATGTATTCGATGACGGAGTCCTGCGAAGCCCACTCGGCGGTGAGGATCGCACGGTAGTGGGCAACGAGTTCCTTGAAAGCCGGGTCTTGGCGCAGGGTGAAGATTCGGCCGATGGAGTAGCCGGTGACCTCAGCGCAGGCATCGTCGTTGAGGCCTCCGGCAACGGCACGGGCAAGGCGATGGTGGGTGTCACGGAGGGTCTGGATCGAATTGCGCGGGCGGGGCTGGGCAAGCACTGCGAGATCGGCACGCGAAAGCGGACGCACTGAGACCACCTCTGGGTCTGCGCCGATCGCCTTGCGGCCGCGCTGAAGTCGTATGCCCTTGGCCACGACTAGAACCTCCGAACAATTGGTGGGAGCTTGGGCCCCGCTGGGAACATGAGCCCGATGTCCACTGAGGTCGGCACGTGGGTCGGGGGCTTGAGCTTGACGTTGAACTTCGGCCGGTAGAGATCCACAAGGGCCCGTTCGAGTCGGTCGAGGTCTTCAACCCGGCACGGGAGGACGAAGACTTGGTCGAAGAGAATCGCCTTGATCGGCAGCCAGCCCGGCGCAGACTTGCGGCCCCAGAGGCTGCGGTGGGCTTCGATCCGGGTGAGCGGCCGCTTGGCTTGGCCGATGTACACAATGGCCCCATCCTTCACCAAGGCATAGATCCCGGGCTTCAGCAAGGCGCTGGCATCGACGAATCCTTCAAGCACAGCAGGCACTCCCATTCCGCGGCCACATGGCACAATCCTTCCATTCTCACTTCCACTATATACATGCCCAGGCGCAGAAGTCAAGCCCCTCATCCGGCCCTCGGCCCAGGCCACTGGCACTCCTTCCTCCCTGGTATGGGCATTTCAAAAATCGCACGCAATTTACCAGAGGTATCTGGCCGACGCAGGAGGACAAAGTTTTGGGCCCACCCCGGTGGGGGTAGGCCCTGATTGTGCAGTGCGAAGCGATGGTGCAGCGCAACCTAGTCCTTGACGGTGAGCAGGGCCTTGTTGGCCTCGATGAATGCGCCGAGAGCCTTGAGGGTGTCGGGGGAGATCAGGCGTTCCCACTGCGAGCGGTAGAGGGTCACGGGGAAGCGGCCGAGGCCGTAGACAGAGAGCGCGCCCTTGTCGGAGACCTTGAAGGTGACCTTGCGCTGAGACTGCGCTTGCTGCGCAATGAGAAGGGCAATCAGTTCGTCCTTGTTGAGGTTCTGGAGGTTGGGGAGGATAGCCATAGGGGAAGCTCCGTGGGTTGGTCGGGGGCGGGGGCGGAATGCCCGCGCTTGCCGCCAACCGAACGATACCACATTCGAGCGCCATGCGTCAAATCACAAGATCGTGAATGCACTTGCATGTTGCAGTGCAGTGCGGCCACAGGCACTCCCTTCGCACTTGCAGCGGGTGCAGTGCATCAAAAGGCTTCGCAGCGCACTCCCTGTCTGTGTCCTGTCGAATTGGCCTAATGATCCCCTAGAACCCCCCTCACCCTCCGCTATTGACTCGCTGGACTACCTAGGCCGTGCGTAGGTGTGTCCCCCTCCCTGTATCTGGGGGTGGCCTGCTTTCCGTCTGTAAAAATACCCCTTATATGAACAGAGACACACCCACCCTCCCACGGCTACACGCAGGCTAGGTAGTCCAGCTAGGCAATGGGGGAGAGGGAGAGGGGTTCTAGGGGAGTACTAGGGGAAGAGAGGAGGAATTTGGGAGAAATTGCCGGAGATTGCCGTTGACAAGTGCGGGGGAGTGTGGTATGATTAGGGCCAATGCGGATCAATGTGGAGACTGTGCCAATGCCACGCAAGCCGAGATTGCCGGAGCCGCTGGAGATTGAAGGGCTGAGTGGGGAGAAGCCAAAGCCGCCGGGGAGCTTTGTGGATGACTTCAGTGGGGAGCTTGTGCCGATGGTTGAGCATAAGCTGAGCCCAGCGCAGATTGCAGCGAAGCCCAGCGCCGGCGAACTGAGAGCGAAGGCCAAAGTGCAGCCCAAGGCCCAGCCGATCATTGATTACAATCCAAACTCAGGCCACATGGAGCTTAGGTCCAACCGACCGAAGGTTGCGTTGGTTCCCAAGGGCAAGCACATTGGTGGGGAGCTTGTGCAGAAGGATGGGGGTAGG